GTGCGAGGCGTGGAGCGGTGGGTGGTAGGATCACCAGCATGCGCTCAGTTTGCGCGGATGGGGTGTAGGTATGGGGGAGTGTGGTGCAGGGGCGTGGTGAGTGCATGGGGCACCACGGTGGGGGGTTACAAGGAATCTTTTACGTTGCAACGCGTCCAAAGTGAGTGTCCCAGACCCACCTCCTTTCTCGCAAACTTTCAAATTACTAAATCTAATCCCCAAACAACCAACATGAGCAAAACTAATACAGCCGCAACCAACGAGACCTACACCACGCAGGGCGCCGTCGCGAAGTCGCTCGGCGTCACCGGCCGCATGATCCGAAAATGGCGCGAAGACCATCACGACGCCCCCGCCAAAGTAGACAAACAGGAGCCGCTGCACGCATGGCAAGCGTTCGTCGAGCGCAAGGGTCTGAGCGGATTACAGGACGAAGCGAACGCATCGCTGGAGGCCATGAAGATCGAAGAGCAACGGCTACGGAATCTATTCCGCCAAAGCCAGATCGACCTGAACACGGAGAAGCTGTTGATAATGACCGGCGCTTACATTCCGCGTGCCGAGATTGAAGCGCAGCTCGCGCCGCTGATCGCAGAGTTCCAGATGCTGGTGACCGAGCGCGATATTGAAATGTCCAACTGGTCACCCGGCCACACGACCGGAGAGATCCGCGTCCGTCAGCGGACTACCCTCGACGCCGTGTTCGACGCGATTCGCTCTGGAGCTGCCGACCTGATGGCGACCGCGCAGAGCAACACGAAGAAGATGCTCGCCAACGAAGCCACGCCAATTAACGCTCCCGGGCAAGGCCGTCCCAAATCCGCAACCCGCAAGCCAGCGAAGAAAGCGGCGAAGCGGAAAACCAAACGCACCAAATGACCAGCCTCGAAACTATCTGGCGCGCCGCCTTCACGACCCGTGACAACCGCAGCATTACGGACTGGGCACATGAGCACATCAAGTTCGGCTCAGATTCGCCGTTTCCTGGCCTATTCGACGCGGACAACGTGCCGTGGACACGCCGCATCTACGAGGCATGGCAAGACCCGAGCGTCAGGCAGATCATCATCTCGGGATGCCCGCAGCTATCGGGCAAGACCATCGCGGCGCAAGTCTGCATGGCTCACACGCAGGTCAACGACCCAAGTCCGATGGGATTCTACGCCGACACAAACGGCAAGGCTGAGCGGTTTGAGGCTACACGCTGGCGGCCAATGCTGGACAAATGCCCTGCGCTGGCTGACCGCGTGCGCACGGCCACGAAAGGGCGCACGATCTTCAAAGACGGCTCGTTCCTGATCATCCTCGGAGCCGAGGCAGAGGCGAATCGCCAGTCGGACACATTGCGTCACATCGTCAAGGACGAGGCATGGCGCTATGGTGCAGGATGGGGCAAGCAGATCGACAACCGCAAGGAGGCGTTTGACCGCACTGGCGACTGGAAAACGATGGCACTCGGCACCGGCGGCACTAAAGGCACGGAATTTTCAAACGATCACGCGTCTGGCACCTGCGAAGAATGGCACGTGCCTTGCCCGCACTGCGGAGGGATGCACGACTACAAGTGGGATCACAGCGACGGCGGCGTCTTCGAGAAAGAGGATGTGATGAAGGCGGACGGCTCGCTTGACTTCCGCGCCACAGGGCAGACCACCCACATCAAATGCCCGCACTGCAAACAGCGCATTGAATACGACCGCGAGGAACGCGCACGCGCCAACCTGAGCGGCGAATGGATCGCGACGAACGAGGACGCTGACCCGAGCATTGTGTCGATTACGATTTCCGCTTTCGTTGTCGGCAAGGATTGGCGCGATATCATGGAGCGTTGGATTCGCATAGGCAAAGGACATAACGTCGGTCAAAAGCAGGCACTCAAAGATTTCATTCGGTTTGTTCTTGCTCAGTTCTGGGAAGACCGCCCCATAGTAGTCAAGCAGGAGATGGTAACAGGCGACTACACACGCGCGGACATGCTCGACGGCAGGATGGATGGGGAGTTTACGCGCCTCGCTGCAATCGACTACCAGCACGGATTACGGGGCGACCGCGAGCACTTCTGGTTCGTCGTTCGCGCCTATCGTGCAGACGGCTCTTCGCGCCTCGTAGACTGCGGGCGGGTTGACGAGGTGGCTGACCTCGACGATCGGTTAATCGCGGCAAAAGTCGAACGCGTCAGTAATGCAGATCACAAGTCTAGCCGCGTGACGATTGACTGCGCGTTTAAACCCGATGTGATTTATGAGTTTTGCTTGCGATTTAATTGGGTGGGCGTGCGCGGGGAAGACCGAGACATGCGGCAAAATGGGGGGCAGTATCTTCACAAAATACCAGTTAAAAAGGGAGTAGAGTTTCGGGTGTATAAGAATTTCAGCGATCTAAAGAGTGGGCAAATCGGCGTTGGTCGAACGTCGAAATACAACGGGCTATATGCGCCGTGGCGGGCGATCAATAACCAAGCAATCGAAGACCAGCTCTACGAGCTGCGCTCTGGTAAGGCTATGGCGTGGGAGGTGCCGAGCGACATAATGGACTTTTGCCCCGAGTATGGGCAGCACATCAACACGCACGCAAAGCTCAATGTGAGCAAGGATGAGTCACATGAGAACTACCGCTGGACGCTGGTCGGAAGCCAAGAGCAGAACCCCGACCACCTCTACGCCTGCGAAAAATACCTGGTGGGCAAGGCCATCGAGGCCGATCTAGTCACGGACATCAGCGAAAAGCAGGAGAGCGAACAGCAAGATAGCGAATAAACCTGCACACAGCCCCTTGACAACCTGCACACATCGCGGCAAAGTCACAGAAATGAAACGTCCATACAAATCACACTTCGAACAAGACGCCCTCGGCGGCTGGCGTCGAGTCCTCTGCTACGTGCAGCGGGCAGGCGTCCGCAGGAAAGCGAAGTGACAGTGCAACAAGCGGGAACGTCGCGAAGCCAAAACCGCGTAACACACACACACCCGAAGCCCGCCCTAACACGGCGGGCTTTTTTGCGTCCGCACCGAAGCATTGACAAGCCGCGCGTATCCAGATACTGAATACAGGCATGGCAATTCCTGACATCAGCTTTTATACGACCGCCGAAGTCGCAACCCTGCGCACCGCCGTCGTCGCTGAGCGTTTGCGCCGGGCTACAGGTGGCACGATCACCAGCGCGAACAAGAACGGTCGGCAGTTTACCGTTGAGAGTGCCAGCGAGTCAGAGCTTGCGGGGCTGGAGCAAGCATTAGCGCGTCGGCTCAACACTGGCGGGGCGAACAAGCGGCGTATTTCATTCAATTAACCAGCACACATGGGACTACTTTACAACTTTCTCAGCGGCAAGCTCACAGCAGACCGCGCCTCAAATTCCCTCATCGTAGCACGCGCCAAGGAGATGACGAATCTCTACGAAGGCGGCCAGCGCAGCCGTAACCGTGGCAACGCATACGGAACGTTCCAGTCGCCCGAGGGCGCAACGGCAACGACCGAGCGGCTACAGATGATACTTGAAGCCCGAGACCTAGAAGATAACTTCCCGATCGCTGACATGATCTTAAACGTTTACGACGTTTACGCATTCGGAACCATCCGCTACCAGCCGATGACCGGCGACGTAAATTTCAACAACGAGATCAGCGAATTCCTCAAGGAGTGGTTTGCTGAGTGCGAATACACTGGGCGATTTGATTTTCAGAAAACGGCGCAGATGGCGCAACGCGGCAAAAAGCGCGACGGTGAATCTGGCATTGTGCATATTATCGACGAAAACGGAGACTACAAGATTCAGCTAATTACTGGAGACCGTATTGGAAATCCGAATACGATCCTTTCCAATAATCTCAACGACCAGAACGGAATCCTAGTTGACGACGGCGGTCGCGTGCTAGGGTATGAACTTTACAGCCGCAGGTCGAACAGCAGCGTTTACACTTTCGACAAGTTCATTCCGCAAGGCCACTTCTCGCACGTATTTGACCCGACACGTGCAGACGCTTACCACGGAGTAACTGCTTTCAAATCCGTGATTACGCGGATGCGCGACATGAAGGAAACGCTCGAATACTCGCGCATCAATATCAAATACCGCGCCACTCAGTTGCCATACATGAAGACCGACGACGGCGAAGTGCCTAGCGACGTAAACCACTTCAGGGACAACCAGCCGCCAAAGCCAACGCATGACGAAGCGGGCGTAAAGCTAGAGCACGTCGAAGGCGGCGAGCAGCAATACATGCGCACGACTGAGGGCGTGTTTGAGTTTCCGAACGACTTCCCGAACGGAACATTCCTGCCCGTAATCGAAACGCAAGCGAAAGAAATCTTCGCAGGCGTAGGGCTGTCTTACGATTTCAGCTGGAAAGTGGACAAACTTACCGGCACAGTCGGCAGGCTCGTAGTTGAGCGCGAAGACCGCGTGATGCAGATCGAAAGGTCTAACTCTGAGCGGCAGTGGATGAACATGGCCATTCGCCGTGCCATCCAAAACGGAATCGACCAAGGCCGAATCAAAGGCGACAGCGCAACCAAATTCAAGGGAGCGTTTTTCTACGGTGCTCGCATCACAGCCGACTACGGACGGGACGCAAAAGCAGACATTGAACTCGTAAACGCGGGGCTACTGACAGAGACCGAATATCAGCACATACACGGCCGCCACCCCGAGGACGTGCGCACGACTCGACTAGAGGAAACACTTGGATTGATTCAGGACGGCAAGAAAGTTGCTGAAAAATCTGGCCTGTCCGTAGACAACGCGACAAACCTAATCCGCAAGGTGTACCCACAGCCGCCAACCATTCAGAGCGTATCCGAGACAACGCAACCCGGCGCTGAGCTTGAGCGGCGTTGACGGGAACGGCAACTTAGTAACCGAAGAAATAAAAGCAGATCCGTTGATTGCATCGATTGGCGTTGGCGGATCTCAGGCAATGACGCAAGTTATTGAGGGATTCGGAACCGGTGTAATACCCAAAAGCGCAGCTAAGATAATGCTGGTCAACGTTCTCGGCCTCGCGCCTGACCTTGCCGATGAGATGCTCGCCAGCGCGGAAGTGTCGCCACTTGTCGCAGACGGACTCGATACCACCGTAACAGGCGAATAGCGTCAATCAAAACGATGTTGACCTTTTCAGTTTGTGTATCCATAAACTGAATACATGGCAGAATCTTTTCAGTCGCAAGTAGTAGCATTTGACCAGTCACTCGGACTGGCACTGCTTGACAACGCCATCGACCTTACAGCCGGAACCATCAAAGGCGTAAGCCTTGCGACCGCAGGCGTTGAGGCCATCGGCCACGGCGAGTATGACGAGACCACGCAAGAGCTGATACGCGAGTTCTGGACAGACGCTACCACGCTTGAGACGATGCTTGTTGCCTGCCTTGCAATCGGACAGCCGCTCAAAGCCAAGCTTGAACACGGCACCGGACTCTCCGAAGTCGTTGGCACGTTCGACAATTTCCGTATCGATGGCGATCACCTCCGCGCAGACTTTACAGCGATTCCAACCTCAGCGGGCGTAGCGCATTTGTTTTCGCTAGCCGACCGCATCTCTAGGCAGTTCGGCGTATCCGTCACAGCACTACTGCAAAAAGTAAAACAGGGCGGGGTCGATCTAATGCGCTGCATGAAGATAGAGTCGGCGGACTTTGTGGACGCGCCCGCAATCAACGCGGGCTTATTTTCCGCTAAAACTAAATTTAGCAAACTCACCAAAAACCAAACACAGATTATGACAGAAGAAGAAATCAACGCACTGATTGCCGAGGCATTAAAGCCCATGCAAGAGCAACTTACTACACTCGTGGAGGGTATGCCCGAAGAGCTATCAGCCGACGAACTCGAAGCTGAAGCGACCGCCGCTGCTGCACTTGAAGCTGAGGGTGAAGCAAGCAAAGCTGAAATGTCTGCGCTTAAAGCCAGCATGACAGCACTGGAGACTAAAAACTCCACGCTCGAAGCTAACCTTGCTACGGCAACCGCCGAATCGAAAAAGCTCGGCATCTCGTTCGGCGCATCCTTGCAAGTGCAGGAAGCACAGACCAAACAGACCGACTCGTTCTCCGCCGAAATGTCCAAAAAGACCGGCGAGGGCAAAGCTTACCACGTCGCGCTTATGGAGCTTACACGTGAAAATCCAAAACTCGTAAATGCAGAGGCCGCTCAGCGCGGAGTCTACGTTTCTCAACTCTAATCCACAAACAGTAAAACATTATGGCAGGATCAACTACAGTTTTTAACGTCGCCGGGGTCGTAACAGGTCTAGCGGACGCAGACCTCGCGCAATTCATTCGCGTGAAAATCACAGCAACCGGTTACGCAGTAGCCGCCAAAGCTGACCGTGCAGACGGCATCACTCAAGAGGCGATTGCATCTGGTGCTTACGGCTCCATCAAACTTCTTAGCGGGGCCGACGTGAACTTCGGCACCGCTTCGGGCGCAACCATCGCAGCAGGCGTTAAAGTCTACAGCACGTCTGCTGGCGAGCTTTCCTCGACTAAGGCAACCGGCTCTTTTGAAGAGGGCGTATCGATCACAGCCGCAGGCGCTGACGAAATCTTCGAGTGGCGCTACAAGCCTTCATCCGTTGCCGAGTCCTAAGCTCTGCGTATCCAATAACCAACTACATTTAATATTATGTCAGTCTCACAAGCATCAATCTCACAAGCCTTGACGTCCTACGTTCTACAAGGTCTCGCAAAACGAACCGACTTTGTCGGCCTCGAAGTTGCTCCCGAACACGGGCAAGATAAACTCGACGGCGAGTATCCAGTCGTTGCACTCGCAAACGGCGAAATGCTTCGCAACAACACCGCACCGCGAGCACCGGGTGCCCTGTTTAAGCGGATCGAAGCAAAGATCGGACTTGAGACAACTAAGCTGTCTGGCGACGGTTTGGAAATCCCAATCCCTATCGAAGTCGCTCGCAACTCGGACATCCCAATCATCGGGGTGTACGCCGAGGAAGCCATGCTCAACAGCATGCGCTTGCACGAGACCCGCGTAGCCGCAATCTCTCAAGGAACCGGCTTTGACACGGTAGCCTCTACCGCTGCCTACACTACTGCGAACATCGCGACGAGTGATCTGGCTATGGACATCCAACTCGGCATTGACCGCGTGCGTGACCGTGGCGAGTATCCTGACACGATTGTCATCCCGCAAGCCGTTTGGACGCGTCAGCGCTTCTCGACTAAGCTCGCCGCGTTCATCGTTGGCGCAAATGGTGCAGGCGCAATGGTCACAGTCTCAAATCTGCAAAAGGCATTTGCCGATGAAGGCATCAAGCGCGTCTTGATTGGCCGCTCGCAGATCAACACTGCCGCAAAGGGCAAGGTGGACATCGGTCAGATTTGGGCAAACACTCACATCTGGATCGGCGCAGGCCGCGACGCCGACACCAATGCACCTGGCGACTCGATGCGCACCGCGATCAAGACCTTCTTCTGGCGTGAGATCTTTAACGCGCCGTTCTTCGTTGAGCAGTATTTCGAGAAGAAGATCGAAAGCGACATCATCCGCGCTTGGGGCTACACCAACGAGAAGCTAGTCAACGCCCGCGCTGGCACCCGCATCACCACGCAATACTCATAAGTTTTCATTAGGGGTAATGATATAGCGGAAGGGGCGTCTCGAAAGGGGCGCCCCTTTTTGTGTCTACAGGCCTTGACAACCTGCACACGCGCAGCAATGTCGAGCTGTAGCAATTCCGCTGCACACACCAGCACCGACGCAAGAGCAATCCGAGCCGCTATCATGCGTGCTCGCAGCTACCGAGGAACCATCCCGCCGACAACACCTAACCCGCACAGCCATGAATCCGATCATCACGATAATCGCCGCCAACATCGTCTCAATCATCTGCACCATCGGAGCCGTGACGCTCGCCCTAAACGGCATCGAAAGCTGGGTATGGTTCCTGGCCGCGGCTGCGTGGTGCGCAACGCGGGTTGACTTCCGCCGATACCGAGAGGCCAAGCGCAACCGTCCTAACCTGTAACGCCGACCTACCACCTAATCTTACAGCTAGCGTTCTGCGGTTTCGGCCTAGTCGCCGCCTGCGTATTTTCCTACGGCTGTTTTCTGCTGGCGGAATCCATCGGCAGCATTTACCGGATTGCTAAGGATCGATTTCGGCGATAACACCTAGCTAGTAAACTCGTTTCCCTAGCGACTCCACAGCCCCGCAGCAATGCGGGGCTGTTTTGTGCACACAAACACTTGACAACCTGCACACACAACGCACTATCTACCCCATGACACACGCCCCCCAACTCGCTACAGACTACTACGGCCAACCGATCAAAGGCTGGCTGCTTTCCGAAAAGCTGGACGGCATCTACGCAGATTGGACAGGATCAGAGCTTCGCACGAAGACAGGCAAGCTCATCCTATGCCCTACGAGCATCACAGACAGCCTTCCAGCGTTTCCCTTAGCGGGCGAGCTATGGGCGGGGCGCGGAGGGTTTCAGCGCGTTCTATCCGCCCTCAAATCTGGCATCTCTGGCGACTGGGCAAGTATTGAGTTTGTGGCATTTGACGCGCCCGGCTCACTTGCCCGCGCATCAACTCGGATGGAGATAACACAAAGCATCCCTAGCGTTAAAGCGGTATCCCAAACCGTAATTACCGACAAGCGCCACATGAAGCGCCTAGTCAAAGAGATACTAGCCACCGGCGGAGAGGGCGCAATCCTGCGCAATCCAGCATCACTATACACCGCTGGCAGGTCTGACGACTACGCCAAGGTCAAGCCCGTGCTATGCGACGAGGCGACCTATACGGGCAAGACAGTGACCACAGCGACGGGAAAAACTTCATTAATCTGCGAGTATCAAGGTGAGACCTTTAAACTCCACACCAACACGCCAGCAACTAAAGGCCAGCTAGTCACGTTTGAATATTACGGACTGACAGACAGTGGCAAACCTCGGCACGCTCAGTTTATTGCAATCAGAGACTACGAGTAAAATCTAGCGCCTCACAGCCCCGAGTAAACTGCGAGGCTTTTTTGCGCCTTGCCATTTACATCTGTATCCATTAACTGAATACAAATGAACGCACTAGACATCTTCATAGAGCGCGGTAATACGCAGTCTGCGCCCGTCATAGGCGAGACCTTTACGTGGGCATCAGCCGAATACGTTGGCACCGTCAGTGACCTCGTAAAGGATGAGTTCTTTGCTGACGACGGCATCGGATCAAAGCTCAATGCAGAGCGGTTACTTGAATGCGCCGTGTCGGTATTTGGTGGCGGTGGGATGCCGCAGATCAAGGATACGATTACTTACCTTGCGGTCATCTACCAGATTACGGAAATCGAGTCACAGGACACCACGAATATCGTGTGGAAGATCCGCGAAAAGATGGGGGTCGCTACATAATGGCAAAGCCAGTAAAAGATTTCTCGGTCGAGTTTGACCAAGTGCAGATAAACAAGCTCTTCAACGAGCTACTGCGCAACGTGAGCGCGGTCACGCTCAAAAACATCGTGCGCGGAGAAGCGGCAGCGGTGCTACTTAGCGCGGCGAAAAAGACTCGGATTGCTAGCAAGAAACTCATAATCAAAACCTCGGGAATGGAGAAGGCGGCAAGGGTTTACAAAAATCGCAATCCTAGATGGATCACTAGATCTGCGGAGCTACTAGCAAAACGAAAAGCCCGGCTAGCCGAAAAACTGCGAAGGATCGGGAGTGCTCGTGACGCATGGCTGGCGATTATCCGCAAACTCAACCTCAAACCCGCGAACGCCAACCAGGCCAAAGGTCTAACGAAACTCATGGGCAAAAAACGCCCACTAGTAGACGGTAAAATAATCTATCATAAAGAGACGGGTGGCCGTGAGATCGTTAGGGGCAAGGGTTCTTACGCGCTAGAGATCAAATACGGAAACCCTATTGGAAGATGGACAGGCGCAAGCCCTGCGCTAAAAAGCGCCGTCCTCGGCCGCAGGAAGTTCTTTCGCTCAAACCTCCGCGCAGGCGTGTTCAACTCTGCCAAGGAAACCGCCGCTAAGTATCCCGGCATCCAGATCAACAAACTGTAATGGCAAACGAAAACTCAGTCTACTCATACGAGACCAACTTCATCGCCGCGCTGGAAAGCATCCTAGACGTTGCACTGACGCAGACCGTCGCGTTTGGCGACACTACGGCGCACCAGGCGCCGCGCATCGAGGTTGGCTTTACCTACGGCGGCGCAGGCATCATTGACCGTGGGCGCACCGCCACAGGCGAGCAGTATCTACGCAAGCACAATGGCACGATCAACCTGACGGTATTCGGCACGGTCAAGTCCGATCACCTCGCGCTCGTTGGAAAGGTGCGCACGTTTATGGCGTGGAACGTCCCGACGCTGATTTCGCCCGCGCTGGCTTACTACCAAGTGCAGAGCCTGTTTGAGCAGGCGGGCAGCAACGAGGCAGGCGATGAGGAGGGCGACTTTGAGATCAGCTCGGAACTTAACTTTGACGTCGTGTTTTTTATTCCTACCGAGGCATTCGACGCATCAAACATTATCAAATTCAGCCAAACAGCAATCTACTTTGGCACCGATCAACTATTTTACGGAGACTAAATATCATGAGCAACAACAACCTAGAAAACGGCAACAGCAACGAAATCGACGCAACGCGCCGCGCAAGCATCCGCGCCACGATGGAAGTTTACAGCCAAGACGAAACGGACGCTCGGCCTACGCTTATCGGCAACACGATATTCGTCGCCAAGACTGGCACCGACACCCGCACCGGACTCGACGACCACGACATCCGTAAGCCGTTTCTGACAGTCAACGCAGCGCAGGCAGTGGCGGTGAGCGGCGACACGATCATGGTCTTTGCTGGCGACTACAGCGCAGAGACCGCGCTCGGCGGCGTGGATGGCGTAGCTTACGTCGGGCAGCTCGGCGCGACGTTGCCAGCGTTTAACGTGACTACGGGTATTACCATTTACGGCAGCGGATTGGCGCAGTCGCTCACTTGCAATCATGCCAGCGCGGTCATGAATTTTGCGCGGATGGATACTGTAACATTTATTTTTTGCATCCTCGGTATTCAAACCGCAGGGAACGCAGGCACTATCATTGCGAGCGAGGGCGGTATTCAAACCGCAGGAAACGCAGGCACTGCCATTGGGTGTGATGGCGGTATTCAAACCGTAGGGAACGCAGGCACTTACATCGCGTGCGGAGACGGTATTCAAACCGCAGGGAACGCAGGCACTTACATTGAGTGCGAGAGCGGCGTGCAGACCGTCACTCACGCAAACTTCACCTCAACAGACCGCCCCGTAAGATTGTCAGGATCAGGCAGCCTCACCATCACAGGCCGCGTCGAGTCCACCGAGTCAAACGGCGTGATCGTGGACATCTCAAACAACTGGAGCGGCACACTCAACGCCGTTGACCTCGACCTCACAGCGACAACCGTCGCCACCAACGGCGCAACCAAGGGCATCAACTACGGCACCGGCGTCACGGGCAATGTGCAGCTCAAGAACTGCACTATCATCACGGCCAAGAACGGCACAGGCACCGCCAAGAGCATCGACGCGCCCGCCGCGCAAGCCGTCTACGTTCAGGGCTCGCTCAACCAAACACACGCGGTTGATTCCGACATCACGCTGGCGGGCGGCGCTGCTATCACCAACACGTCATTCACCGTGTAAACTTTAGTCATTGCGATTTGCTCAAAACTTTGCAATGTGTATCCAGAATCCAACTACAACACAACCAAACCACTAAAACATTATGACAACAGAATACGAAGACGGCGCACAATTACTTGACGCATTCGAGGCTCCAATCGCTACGCAAGATTACATTTTTAACGATTGGAGCGTGACCCCCGCGACACTCATGGCGGAGCGCAACGACGAAAAAGGCCGTCTTGCCGCAAAGCGCAACCTCGACGATCCCGGTCGTGATACTGCAACAGCAACGATTCAGATTTCAGTTTCGGCGATGAATCAGAAACTGACTCACGAAACGTTCATCTGCCCTGCCGGTGCGCACTACGACGGCAACGCTACAACTTACGTTATCGAATCTGAAACTGCACCAGTGACAGTCAACGAGTCCCGCATTCGCACGATCACCTGCCGTAGAATCCTCACCCAGCCTTAACCGTGCGCAACGTCAAGGCCAGCATCCCAGGATGGCTTGACGCGATCCAACATGAGGCCGAGTGTCACGAGTCGGCAATCGCACACCCTCACGATGGAGTCTGCGGCGTGCCTATTCGTCACCTCAGCTTGATTGACCTCGCTCGGATGCGCGAGCCGTCGATTGATAACTGCTTTTTTAACGGCAATTATCCCAGCGAATTTGAGTTCATGGCGCTGCCTCAGCTACAGGCTCACGCCGTGGACTTTCTCGTTTATCAACACGTCAAGAGCACGACTAACTCATTCGTCAACACGTGCCGCCGCTACAGATACCGCCGCCTAGACATGGCGACCGTATACGCCGATATTACGCAGCTCCTGACATCTACCTACCTTGACGCGCTCGGAGCCTCTGACGAGTCGCACGGGCGCACGGCAATAAGCTTCTGGGCGGGATCAGTGGACTACGTTGACCTGATCGCGACGGAATACGGATGGACGGACACGCACATCGAAAACATGCCGTATCGCAAGCTGATTCAATGCGTGCGCAAAATCCTAAAGCGGCGCGACCCGAAACAGATTATCAGCTCGTCGGCTGATCGCGTTGTATCGCGGTGGCAGGAGCATAAAGCAAAGGAGCGTAACTAATGGCATTTTCACTCAAGGCAATTTTAGGGCTGGAAACTTCGCAGTTTGAGCGCGGCATCGGTAAAGCCAAAAGCGGCATCAAGGGCATGGCTAGTGAAGGCATCAAGAATATTGCCCGACTAGGCGCGGCATTTGTTGGAATTGGCCTTGTAAAAAACATTTTAAGCTTAGGTTTGGCGGCGACTGAAACAGCCGACAAGTTCAATGCCGTGTTTGGGCCAGCGGCCGGAGCAATGAATAAAAGGATTGAGGAACTACAAGAAACAATTCCCGCTTCAGTCAAAGAGCTACAAGATGCCCTTGCCGTATTCGGTCAAATGGCTAGCTCTTTCGGGCTTAATTCAGCCGCCGCTCAAGATTTTTCAGTCAACATGGTTAAAATAGCAGGCGATTTAGCCAGCTTTAACGACATGAAACCCGAAGAGGTTTTTATAAAGCTCCGATCAGCAATTACTGGAGAATTTGAGCCATTAAAGCAGATGGGCATAATGATCGATGCAGCTAAAATGAAGACTGAGGCGTTTAATCTTGGCATATCAGACGGTGTTACCGCCCTTAGTTCATCTCAAAAAGCCATCGCAATACAGTCGCTAATTGTTCAACAAATGGGTGCTGCATCGGGAAACGCGGCAATTACCGCCAATAGTGCAGCAAATCAATTTAAGTTTCTTCAACGGAACATGAAAGACTTGGCTGCGGAAATTGGAACAGAAGCATTACCGGCCGTCGAATCAATGATAAGGGGTATTGGTTTTTTACTTAGTAAGACCAAAGAGTTTACGGATTTTGCAGGCACAAAAGTAGGGGAAATGATTTACGGGCCATCTGCTGAAACTTTAGCAAAACAAGAAAAGTTTAACCAGCTAAAGGCTGCTCAGTTGCAAGCGTTGCGCGAACTTACAGCGGAGAATGAGCTTTATAAACAGGGAACTTTTGAAGGTACGCTCTGGACTAAGGGACTCAGTGAGAAACTAGATGAAAATAAAGCTAAAATAAAAGCTCGCACTGCTGCTATATTAAAAGGACTAAGCGAAGAAGCCGAAAAAACCGAATCTGTCAAAGATGGCATAGTAAAAGGCGACGACGAAATAAACGAAGGTAAGGATGAAATAAGCGAATCTCAAAAGAAAATCAATGAAGCAAATGATGCTTTATTAAAAAGCATAAATGATCAAATTGAAGCTCAAGGGGAGTTTGCTAAACAACAAGAAATTATTGCAGAAGCCGCTAAATCAGCAGCAGAGGAAAAAGCAGAAAGAGAAGCTCTCCAAGCTAAGCTCATGTCAATGAAACTGGCCGCCCTCAAAGCTGAAACTAGGGGAGAAGACCAGCTTGCAAAAGCGATGAATAACCGCATAAAACTAGCGGAGCGCATACTCAAAATAATGAAGGAAACTGGCGCGACCCAGCGCGAAGCGACCATCATAGCCAACAAGCAGGTCAAGGCTGAGTTGGCGGGGGACA